AGCATCATTTCAAGTAGGTGTGTGGTTAAGTATTTGCAACAATGGCCAGAGCAAGCGGTGATTGGTAGAACATAAAATTAGAGAATTTAGATTTAATTAACATGGTATAAAAAGAACTACTCACTGATGGTAGTGTAAAGGCAGTTGCTGGATTTCAAACCAAGAAGCAATATTTCTTAACTTTGACGCAATAAGATATTTATTCTATGATGGAAGTCAAAAAGACACTAACGCCATACATATGTTTTGCAAGCCAAAAATTAGAACAAGGCAAGGTATGATAATTTGTAAATACTGATAATCAATGTTTTGCAGACATGACCTTGGTCTACGTATTGTTGGACATCTTGACGGACCAAGAGAAATTAGGATGCTGATGGGGACAAGTACCACTGGTGACAAAATTTGGCAACTAGTAGTGATTTAAAGAGGTATATGCCAGAGGATTAAGCTTAGATTACATTAATATTCCAATAGATATTGCAAAATTTGACAATAACGTACAGCTATGGATGATGGCTACTGTGATTGAAGCCATCGGACAATTCTTCAATAATGAATAAATTTAAGAAAAACTGCACCAGATAAGTCATACTATACAATAGGCTACTTTCGTGTGATATGGAGAGTGAGAATCACTTGTAGAGTGTGGTCTTATGTCTGGTGTTAAAATGACTAGTATCTTTGGCAGCATGGTGAATCTAATAATATTTTTGATGGTAGAAGACGTCTTATCTATTAAACATGAGTATTTGGCTGTATAAGGAGATGACCTAGATGTAAGTTTTAAACAACATATCGTGCCAGAGCGGATTTATAAAGCATACGAAATATTATAATTTCCAATAGCTTGAGATAAAACTTGAGTAACTAGAGGAAGCTATAAGATGAGCGAATTTCTGAGGGTTATGAGTTGGTGAGTTGGAGATCGCCTAGGTAGAACAGGTTATGCTGCAAGAGCTATAACCTCTTTATGCTACTATAAGCCTTGGAGTAACAGAAAAATGGAAGTAGATTATTTAGGCAACTGAGAAGATCCAAATGATCCTCTAGCATAGTTATTGAATTGCGCGAAACTATGGCGAAGGTGTACATATAAGCCTTTTTCCTTATTACTTAGACAATGGGATATAACATGCCATAAATTAAAAATAAACATGCAAACCCTACTAAACGTATGCCAAACTCCAGACTGTAGTGTATTATACATGTGTTGAACTCCGAGAAATGGTAATGACTTGCAAAACGGTTAAGTCTGCATTATAGAATGAAAATAAGGCAGTAGTCTTAAGAACAGGACCAAATTCAATGGCTATTCAGATACATAATTACAATAGGTAGGTACTACATTTGGGCGCCTGAATCAATATGGGAATTTAATTGTACAAAAGGTTTTAGCTGATGATTATAATAAGTCATAGATCAGTGATGCTTGGGTATTATTCGGCAGGATTCGAACTCTCAAAATAAGTGTAGATACATTCAATGTGAGTAGTTATTTGTGACAGATATTGCTGCCGCATAATAATACAGTTTACTTACCTAATGGCTAGACTATGAGCAAGAGGAATGTGGCTAACTTCGCATAAGCTATTTGCCCAATAGACTTACAGTAAACATTTGCCAATAGTAATGTCAGGATAAAGGACCAATGGGAAGTGATTAAGTAAATCATTGAGAAATAACATCTGAATTTTGAACTAGGTGAGTGGTTACAAAATAATAGCAACTGATTCTCCGACGGGGTGGTACTCTAATTGTTATACAAGGGAATACCAATTAGCTATAACTAGTTTTGAATTGATCCAGAAGCAATATGGGACATTAAGAATAGAGCGGCGATAGGTGGAGTAGTTTAATTAAATAAAAACTGAGGAGAAAGACTAAAAGTGACAGTGGGACTAAAGGAACTAAACATAGGTGGAGCGATAAGTGATACATAAGGTGAGGCCATCCGGGCATACAGTCTAACAGCTCGGTTTGTTATTAATACGTAAGTAATACTTTACAATCTTCGCTATTACACTCGTAATAGGAAATGGAGG